CTTCCTGGACGGGAAATCCAGGCTGGAAACCGAGAGGGAGCTTGCCGACGAGGGCATCACAACCAGGGACGGCTGCCGCTGGGGGGATTCCAACATCAAGGTGGTGCTGACCAATGTGACCTACACAGGAAACCTGCTCCTGCAAAAGGAGTTTATCTCCGACCCTATCTCCAAGCAGCGGAAAAAGAACCGAGGGGAACTTCCCCAGTACTATGTGGAGGACACCCATCCTGCCATTATCGACAAGGCCACTTTTGACTTTGTGCAGGAGGAGATGGCAAGGCGCAGGGAACTTGGCGCACTGGCAAATAAGAGTCTGAACACATCCTGCTTTACAGGAAAAATCAAATGCCCATACTGCGGTCAGAGCTATATGCACAACAAGCGGACAGACCGTGGCGATATGGAGTTCTGGAACTGTGGCAGTAAGAAGAAAAAGAAGAAAGGAACCGGCTGTCCTGTGGGCGGCACCATCAACCACAAAAACATGGTTAAAGTCTGTACGGAAGTTCTGGGGCTTGATGAATTTGATGAAGCCATCTTTTTGGAAAAGGTGGACCATATCGATGTGCCAGAACGCTATACGCTGGAGTTTCACATGGCGGACGGCAATGTGGTAACAAAGGACTGCCTGAACACGGGGCATCGGGACTGCTGGACACCGGAGCGGCGTGCTGAAGTGTCCATGAAACGGCGCAAGAACGGCACGAATCCCATCGGTGCATCCTGCTTCACGGGGAAGATAAAGTGCGTATCCTGCGGCTGTAATTTCCGCAAGGCAACACGGAACTGCAAAGATGGCAGCAAGGTCAGCCACTGGCGGTGCGCAGAGCATAACGGTTGCGATTCCCCCAGCCTGCGGGAGGATTTGCTGGAACAGATGGCCGCAGAGGTACTTGGGCTGGATGCGTTTGACGCCGCCGCTTTTCGTGAGAAGATCGACCGAGTTGAGGTGCTTTCCTCTTCAGAACTCCGCTTCTGTTTTAAGGATGGCAGAACCGTAAGCCGCAACTGGCAGCCGCCGGAACGTGTGGGGCGGCCTTGGACTGAGGAGCAGAGGGCAAAATTTAAGGAATCCATTAAGGGCGCCTATACGCCAGAGCGGCGCCGGCAGATGAGCGAACACATGAAGCAATTACGGAAGGAGCGTGGAGACAAATGGCGCAGAGAAAAGTAACGGCGATCCCGGCGACCATCACCAAATATACTGCCGTTCCTATTGGCAGCAAGCGGAAACGCCGTGTCGCCGGTTATGCCCGCGTCTCCACCGACCACGAAGACCAGGTCACCAGCTACGAAGCGCAGGTGGACTATTACACGAATTACATCAAGGGGCGGGACGATTGGGAGTTTGTTGCTATCTACACGGACGAAGGGATTTCTGCGACCAATACCAAGCGGCGCGAGGGCTTCAAGGCGATGGTGGCGGATGCCCTTGCCGGGAAGATCGACCTCATAGTAACAAAAAGTGTCAGCCGATTTGCCAGAAATACAGTGGACAGCCTGACCACCGTGCGGACGCTGAAGGAAAAGGGTGTGGAAATCTACTTTGAGAAGGAAAACATCTGGACGCTGGATGCCAAGGGAGAACTGCTCATCACAATCATGTCCAGCCTTGCCCAGGAGGAGAGCCGGAGCATTTCGGAGAACACCACCTGGGGTCAGCGGAAGCGGTTCGCCGATGGCAAGGCAAGCGTGGCTTACAAGCGGTTCCTGGGGTACGACCGGGGTCCCAACGGCGGCTTTGTGGTCAATCAGGAACAGGCAAAGACCGTCAAGCTGATTTACAAGTTATTTCTGGATGGCCTGACCTGCCACGCCATCGCAAAGGAGCTGACGGAGCGGAAACTGCCGACTCCGGGCGGCAAGGCAGTCTGGAGCCAAAGCACCGTCCGCAGCATCCTTACTAATGAAAAGTACAAAGGCGATGCGCTCCTGCAGAAGGAGTTCACGGTGGACTTCCTCCAGAAGAAAACAAAAAAGAACGAGGGCGAGGTCCCGCAGTACTATGTGGAGGGCAACCACGAAGCCATCATCGATCCTGCCACCTTCGACTATGTCCAGGCGGAGATGGCGCGGCGGATGAAGGATAAGCACCGCTACAGCGGCGTGAGTATGTTTTCCTCCAAGATCAAATGCGGCGAATGCGGATGTTGGTACGGCTCGAAGGTATGGCACTCCACAGATAAATACCGCCGGGTCATCTACCAGTGCAATCACAAGTACAAAGGCGGAAAGCCCTGCAGTACGCCCCATGTCACGGAAGATCAGGTCAAGGACGCATTTGTCCGAGCAGTCAACATCCTGCTCTCCGAGAAGGAAGAATTATCTGTCAATGTGCAGATGGTCATCGCCATGCTGTGCGACAGTGCAGAACTGGAAAAGCGACAGACAGAACTGAAGGAAGAACTGGAGGTTGTGGTTGGACTGGTGGAGCGGTGCGTGACGGAGAACGCCCGTGTTGCCCTCGACCAGGACGAGTATACGCAGCGTTACAATGGTCTGGTCAGCAGATATGAAGCGGTCAAGGCACAGTTTGATGAGGTCACCCAGGCGGTCGCCGACAAAGCTGACCGCAAAAAGTTGCTGGAGCAGTTCCTCCACACAGTTGAGGGTCAAGCGCCAGTCACGGAGTTTGATGAACGGCTGTGGTCGAGTTTGGTGGATTTCGTAACGGTGTACAGCGAGAAGGGCATCCGAGTGACCTTTAAGGATGGGACGGAGATACAGGTTTAAAGGTTGTTGACATCTACGCTACCTGAAGGAACACCGGCCCGGCCTTTACACCAGCTTGATTTTGAGTGAAAAGCTGTACCCGCACCTGTTGGAGATTGACCGGGCGGCGCATGAACGGATGGATGCCATGCTGCCCCGCATGATGGAGGCGGCGGGCGTCACCGAAGAACTGAAAGCCCGTGACCCCATTCGCTGGGTGGGGCTGATGAACACGCTGAAAGTGCAGGCGGAGGAAGTTATTTTTCAAGAATTGATTTACGCATGA